TTTGGGTATGTCGTCCAATGAACGCTCAGGCAAAGCCATTTTGGCTCGCCAGCGCGAAGGCGACGTGGGCACTTACCATTATGGTGACAACTTGGCCCGTGGTGTGCGACACATTGTGCGTCAGTTGGTGGACTTGATCCCCAAGATTTACGACACCCAACGCGTGGCTCGCATCATCGGCATCGACGGTGAAACCAAAATGGTCAAGTTGAACCCTGACCAGCCGGAAGCCGTCCGCAAGATTACCGATCAGAACAATCCTGACATTGTGATCGACAAGATTTACAACCCCAACGTCGGCAAGTACGATGTGGTGGTGGCCACCGGCCCAGGCTACGCGACCAAGCGCCAAGAAGCCTTGGAAGCAATGGCCCAACTGTTGCAGGGCAACCCACAACTGTGGCAAGTGGCCGGTGACCTGTTCGTCAAAAACATGGACTGGCCAGGCGCGCAAGAGATGGCCAAACGGTTTGCCAAGACCATCGATCCTAAGCTCATGGAAAACGGCGACAAGCCGCCAGAGTTGCAAGCCGCTGAACAGCAGATGCAGGCAATGGGTCAAGAGCTTGATCAGTTGCATGAGATGCTTAAAAACGTCGGCAAGTCGATTGAAGCGCAAGAAATGCAACGCAAAGATTTTGAGGCCGAAGTTAAAATGTACGAAGCCGAAACCAAGCGAATTGCTGCGGTGCAGGCTGGCATGACTGAGCAACAGATTCAAGATATTGCGATGGGCGTGGTCGCTGCGGCGATGGAATCGCAAAATATGATGAATGAAATGCCTGAGATGCCCCAGCAAGAAATGATGCCACCTGAAGGCGAAATGATGCCGCCTGAAGAAGAAATGATGCCACCTGAACAACAAATGGGAATGCCACAATGAAAGCTGCTGATTTTTTAGGCTTGCTGTTTTTGGCAAGAGATGTAGCGCACAGCGTTCATTTGAACACCCGTAGCTTTAGCAAGCACAAAGCGCTTAACATTTTTTACGACCGCATTGTTGGTGCGGCGGATGATTTTGCTGAAGCCTACCAAGGCCGTCATGGTTTGATTGGCCCCATCACTTTGCATTCGGCAACCAAGACTTCCAACATCATTGAGTTTTTAGAGAGCTCGTTGGCTGAAATCGAAGGTGCTCGGTATAAAGTTGCCGACAAGTCAGATTCGTCATTGCAACAATTGATTGATAATATCGTTGAGATCTATCTGCGAACCCTCTATAAACTTAAATCTTTGGCGTAAGGACACATCATGGCACAGTATTTTCACAATAACAACGCTGACGCTCAGATCAAGGTTGGGGCTGGAAAGCTCAAGGGGATTTTTGTAAGCACAGCCTCTGGCACACCTACTTTGGCGGTGTATGACACTGCCACATCCAGCACTAGCGACCCTGTAATTCTTGATACCTTTACACCATCGGCTAACACCATGTATTTGTTAAGCGGCGATGACGGCGGTATTTATTTTAATAAAGGCCTGTACATTGACAAAGGCGGTACAACTGTCAACTGCACGGTTTTTTACGAGTAAACACCATGTCACAATACAAACACATTACGGCATCTACCCAACTCAAAGTAGGGTTTGGCAAGATTAAAGGTTTTTTCGTTAGCTCGGCGGCGACTACACCGCGAGTTACGATGTATGATTCAGCTACAGCAGATATAACTGATCCAGAGTTAATTCATCAATTCACGCCTACTTCGGCATCTGTTCGGATGTTAAGTGGCGATATTGGTGGAATTGCATTCAACAAAGGTCTGTACGTTGTCATTTCTGGTGACGTATCTATGACCGTGATTTATGAATAACCCGTACTGGTGCGGATCACCAGGGGATCTTAGGATTCAAAAATGACTGAAGAAGTCCAACAACCCTTAGCGGAAGTAGACTCCGCGCCCGCAGCAGAAGTGACGGCCACTCCTGAAGCAAATGTAAATGCGCCGGAAGTCGCTGAAGAAGCAAAAGAGCCTTCACGGGTTTTTACCCAAGAAGAACTTGATGCAGCAATCGGCAAAAGGCTTGCAAGAGAACAACGTAAGTGGGAACGAGAGCAGACTCAACGTCAAGCGGAAGCACAGACGCTGAGAGCGCCAGCAACAATCCCGCCGGTCGATCAGTTCGACAGCCCTGAAGACTATGCAGACGCATTGGCCTATCAGAAAGCTGAACAACTGTTAGCCCAGCGAGAACAAGCAAGGCAGCAATCTGCAATTCTTGAGTCTTATCACGAACGCGAAGAAGAAGCTCGGAATAAGTACGACGACTTTGAACAAGTCGCCTACAACCCAAAACTTCCAATCACTGACGTGATGGCTGAGTCGATCCGAGCCTCGGACATAGGCCCTGAAGTAGCTTACTACCTCGGTGCCAACCCCAAGGAAGCGGAACGAATCTCTCGTCTTGCGCCTATCGTGCAGGCTAAAGAAATTGGGAGAATTGAGGCCAAGATGGCCAATGATCCTCCCGTGAAACGAACCACGTCTGCGCCAGCACCGATTTCGCCTGTCACTGCTCGCTCCTCTGGGGGCCCAGCCTATGACACTACTGATCCACGGTCTACCAAGACCATGACGGATTCGCAGTGGATTGAAGCTGAAAGAGCAAGGCAGATGAAAAAGTGGCAAGCGCAAGCCAACCGCTAAACAATTTTTGAAGGATTTTTTCCATGTCTAATAGTATCTTAACGATCGACATGATCACCCGCAAAGCTCTCGAAATTCTCGAGAACAACCTGGTGCTCACCCGTAACGTGAACCGTCAGTACGACGACAGCTTCGCTGTTGAAGGTGCCAAGATTGGTTCTACACTGCGTATCCGTTTACCCGACCGCGCTCTGGTAACTGACGGTGCCGCCTTGCAAGTTCAAGACGACAACGAACAGTTCACCACTTTGACTGTTGCTTCACAAAAGCACATCGGCGTGAACTTCACATCTGCTGAATTGACCATGCAATTGGACGACTTCGCAGAGCGTGTGTTGAAGCCTCGTATCAGCCAGTTGGCCTCCAGCATTGATGCTGACGTTGCCAATGCGTACAAAACCATCGGTAACACCGTTGGCACCCCAGGCACCACTCCGTCTACTTCTTTGGTCTTGTTGCAAGCCCAACAGAAGTTGAACGAAAACGCTGCCGTGATGTCACCACGTTACGCTACCGTCAACCCAGCCGCTAACGCTGGTTTGGTCGAAGGCATGAAAGGTTTGTTCAACCCCACCGACACCATCAGCAAGCAGTTCAAGAACGGCATGATGGGCACTGGCGTGTTGGGCTTTGATGAGATCAACATGTCTCAGTCAATCAAGCAGCACACCACTGGCTCACGTAGCGCAAGCGCGTCTACATTGGTCAAGACACCAGGCGTGACCAGCGAAGGTTCATCCACCATTCTGTTGGAACAAGGTTCTGTGTCAACAACAATCAATGCTGGTGACGTGTTCACTATCAGTGGTTGCAATGCTGTTAACCCACAGACCCGTGAATCCACAGGTTCTTTGTTCCAGTTTGTGGCTTTGACTACCGTCGCCGCCTCATCTGGTACTTGGACTGTGACCGTTGCTCCTATGTACTCAGCTAACCATGCTTTGGCCACTATGGACGCGTTGCCTGCAACTGGTGGAACTGTGACTTTCGTGGGCGCTGCTTCTACTCAGTACGCTCAAAACTTGATCTACCACAAAGACGCGATCACATTTGCGACCGCCGATTTGTTGTTGCCTCAAGGCGTCGATATGGCTGCTCGCGCAGTTCATAACGGTATCAGCTTGCGCGTTGTTCGTCAGTACGACATCAACAACGACCGTATGCCTTGCCGTATTGACGTTCTGTATGGCTTCAGCACAATCCGTCCACAAATGGCCTGCCGCATGTGGGGCTAATCAAATGGGGCTTCGGCCCCGTTTTCTAAATCTTTTCAAAGGAATAAATCATGGCTACATTACCTAACGGCGCAAGCGGTTACCAAGTTGGTGACGGCAATCTTGGCGAAATCAGTTTTTACAACACCAGCGCACCTGTCGCATTGACTGGCGCGTCTGTCACTATCACCGCAGAAAATTTGGCTGCTGGTGTGTGCACTATGGACTCCGGCGGCACAGACGCAGGCACCTATGTGTTTCCAACAGGTGCATTGCTTGACGCTGCATTCTCTAGCCTTAAAGTTGGCTCGACATTTGATTGCTCTTTCATCAACATTGGTGACAACGCAGCAAATGACGTGACCTTTACTGCTGGCACGGGCAACACCCTAGTCGGTAACGACACGATCCAAGATGCGCTGACCAAAACCAGCAACACATCTGGCACGTTCCGTTTCCGCAAAACAGGTGACGCAGCGTACTCAATTTACCGCGTGTCTTAAACCTAAATGGGGGCTTCGGCCCCTATTTTTTAAAGGAAAAAAATCATGCCAAATACAAAAGCTGTAGGCGTTGCATTTGAAGATGCACAACTTGACGGCGCAGTTATGGGTAAATCTGGTGGAACTGCTGGGTTCTACGGTGCTACTCCAACAACTAAGCCTGCGGCCAACACTGCTGCCTTAACTACAATCACGTCTACTGCACCTGGTACGCCAGACTTTGCAATTCAAGACTTGACTCAAACAACCCCATTTGGTTTTGTTACCAAAGATGAGGGTAATTCAGTGTTGTCGGTGATTGCAAATTTGCAAGCCCGCGTAACGCAATTAGAAACTAAACTTCAAACTCTTGGTTTGTTGTCTTAAACCAACTAGGGGGTTAACCACCCCCTTCTTCATATGCAAATTTATCTTCAGCACGAAATTCATGGCCGAAAAATAGCTTACATGGAAATGGAAGCTGAGTTTGATGAAAAAAATGGCTGGGTGCGATATACTTTAGACACGCCTGTTGAGGCGGCTCCTGTCGTCAACGAACTGGAAGTCAAACGTCGTCGTAGCCGATCACCAGAGGTGGTCGAACAAGGAGCATAAACATGGCCATCTATACCGCTGGCGATCAAATCAATAGAGCATTGCGATTGCTTGGCGTGTTGGCTGAAGGTGAGACACCTTCTGCGTCCGTGTCCCAAGACGCTTTGATGGCGTTGAATCAGATGATTGATTCATGGAACACCGAACGCTTGTCAGTTTTTAGCACCCAAGACCAGACATTTACTTGGCCTGCCGGTGAAATTAAGCGCACTCTTGGCCCATCGGGTAACTTTGTTGGCCTGCGGCCTGTGTTGTTGGATGACGCTACCTACTACCGCGATCCAGGCACAAATGTGTCTTACGGTATCAAATTTATTAACCAACAGCAGTACAACGGCATTGCAGTCAAAACTGTAACGTCAACATATCCACAGGTTATTTTTGTCAACATGACATACCCTGATATTGAAATGTACATTTATCCGCGTCCTACACGGGACTTGGAATGGCACTTTATCAGTGTGCAAAAGTTAAGTGAGCCTGCCAATTTGGTGACCAATATCTTGTTTCCTCCAGGCTATCTGCGGGCGTTTGTCTATAACTTGGCAATGGAAATTGCACCTGAGTTTGGCGTGGAGCCAAGCCCACAAGTGCAACGCATTGCAATGACCAGCAAGCGCAACCTGAAGCGCATCAACAATCCTGACGACATCATGTCCATGCCTTACGCCATTGTGTCTTCACGTCAGCGGTTCAACATCTACGCCGGTAATTACTGATGCAAACGCCAATTCTTGGCTCCAGCTATGTTGCTCGCAGCATCAACGCTGCCGACAACCGCATGGTCAATCTGTACCCAGAAGCCACGCCAGACGGTGGCAAAACTGCGGCTTTTCTGACGCGCTGCCCTGGGTTAGAGTTTTTGCAAACAGTTGGCACAGGCCCCATTCGTGCCTTGTGGGCTCACCAGACCAATGGGTCAAACATCTTTGTGGTGTCTGGCAACGAGGTCTACAAACTTGACAGCATGACCGCAGCGCCCACTTTCTTGGGCAATGTGACCGGCACGGGCCCCGTGTCTATTGCTGACAACGGAACCCAGCTTTTCTTTGCCTGCAATCCTGACAGCTACATCTACAACGAAGTCACCGATGTGTTTCAACAGATCACTGACCCAGATTTCCCTGGCGCGGTGACTGTAGGTTACTTGGACGGCTATTTTGTGTTCAATGAGCCCAACAGCCAAAAGGTGTGGGTGACATCGCTGTTGGACGGTCTGTCGGTCGATCCGCTGGACTTTGCCAGCACTGAAGGCTCACCCGACGGCTTGGTGGCCATCAACATAGACCACCGTGAAGCATGGATGTTTGGTACCGACTCAATCGAAGTCTGGTACGACGCTGGCTTGGCCGATTTTCCCTTGGCGCGCATCCAAGGTGCGTTCAACGAAATTGGTTGCGTGGCTGCGTTCTCAGTGGCCAAGCTGGACAACGGTTTGTTTTGGCTGGGCACTGATGCCCGTGGCCAAGGTATCGTTTACCGAGCCAACGGCTACACCGGCCAACGCGTATCAACCCACGCCATTGAGTATGCAATTGCTCAATACGGCAACATTTCAGACGCGGTGGCCTACACATACCAGCAAGAAGGCCACGCTTTCTACGTGCTGACGTTTCCCACAGGTAACGCCACATGGGTCTACGACGTGGCCACCCAAGCGTGGCATGAACGTGCTGGCTGGGACAACGGCTCTTTTACCCGTCATCGGTCTAACTGCCAATGCAACTTTATTGGCAACACCATTGTTGGTGACTTTGAAAATGGCAACATTTACAAGATGACCTTGGACGTCTACGCTGACTATGATGAGCCTCAAAAGTGGCTGCGGTCATGGCGAGCCCTGCCCAGCGGTCAGAACAACCTCAAGCGTACCGCCCACCACAGTTTGCAATTGGATTGCGAATCTGGCACTGGTTTGGCCACTGGCCAAGGTGACGACCCGCAGGTCATGTTGCGTTGGTCAGATGATGGTGGCCATACGTGGAGTAGTGAGCATTGGTCGCCTATGGGCAAGATCGGCGCGTACTACCAGCGCGTGTTTTGGCGTCGGCTAGGCATGACGCTCAAGCTGCGGGATAGGGTCTATGAAGTGTCTGGCACCGATCCTGTAAAGGTCGCCATTATGGGCGCTGAATTGATTCTGAGCCCGACCAATGCCTGAACAACTTAATATAACGAACCTACCTTCGTCGCGGGTCGAGTTTATCGACCCTCGCACGGGGTTGATGTCGCGTGAGTGGTATCGGTTCTTTTTAAACATATTCACTTTGGTTGGTGGCGGCAACAACCAAACATCTTTGGATGACCTGCAACTTGCGCCGCCATTCGTGCCTGCAACTGCGGGCGGCGGCTCAGGCACGGTCACATCGGTCGATGTATCAGGCGGCACCACAGGCTTGACCGCCAGCGGTGGCCCAATCACCACCACGGGCACCATCACCCTTGGCGGCACCTTGGCGATCGGCAGCGGTGGCACAGGGGCCACATCGGCGGGCGGTGCACCATTTGCGCTCAAAGGTGCCAACACCGACATCACCTCGGTCACGCTGACCAGCGGCACGATCACCACCGCGCCTACATCAAGCAACGATATTGCCAACAAGTCCTACGTTGACAGTCTTGCTACTGGCATCAATTTTCACGCAGCATGTAACTACGCAACCACGGCAGCTTTGGCAGCCAATACGTACAACAACGGCACTGGTGGTGTAGGCGCGACTTTGACGGCCAATGCCAACGGCACACTGACCATTGACGGCTACACATTTGTTGTGGGCGATGTTGGCAAACGCATACTGGTTAAAGATGAATCTGCGGGGGCAAACAACGGTGCGTACACGTTGACCCAAGCAGGTACTGCGTCGCTACCTTACATTCTGACCAGAGCAACTGACTTTGATACCGCCGGTTCTGGTGTTGACCAAATTGACCAAGGCGATTTCTTTCTTGTCATATCAGGCACAGACAACGCCAACACATCTTGGGTGCAACAGACTCCGCTGCCAATCACAGTCGGCACCACTGCGCTGGTGTTCATTGAGTTTGCTGCGGTGCAAACGTACACTGCTGGTACAGGGTTATCCCTAATTACCAACCAGTTTTCGATTACAAATATCGGCACGGCGGGCACTTACGGCTCGGCCACACAAACGCCGGTATTGACCACCAACGCGCAAGGTCAGGTCACAGGGGTTACCAACACCACAATCACGCCTGCGGTGGGCTCAATCACAGGCTTGGCCACGGGCGTAGCAACCTTCTTGGCTACGCCGTCCAGCGCCAATTTGGCAGCGGCAATGACGGATGAAACCGGCACCGGCGCATTGGTGTTTGCCACTTCACCCAGCTTGGTGACGCCGATCCTTGGTGTTCCGCAATCAGGTGACTTTAGCATCGGCACGTTCACTTGGCCAACCTTTAACCAGAACACCACTGGCACAGCGTCCAACGTCACAGGCATTGTGGCCGTGGCCAACGGCGGCACTGGCACGGCCACACCCTCACTGGTAGCGGGCACCAACGTCAGCATCACCGGCACTTGGCCAAACCAGACGATTAACTCAAGCAACCCAGGCGGTACGGTCACATCGGTGGCAGCAACGGTGCCGTCGTTCCTGTCGATCACCGGCTCGCCAATTACTTCGTCGGGCACCTTGGCCATCACCTACTCAGGAACGGCGTTGCCTATCCTTAACGGTGGCACTGGCGAAACAACGGCTAACGCAGCTTTCAATGCACTGGCTCCAAGTCAAGCAACTAATTCAGGCAAGTACCTAACTACTGACGGGACAAATACATCTTGGGCTTCTGTTGCGTCTTCAACTACCAATGCCTATGCTTTTGCGTGGTTCTTACAATGAGGAAACTATGATAGTTTTAGATACAACATCAAAATCCATAACGATAGTTATGTCGGGCGCGGCCGCAACGACAAATCCAAGTTTTACCGCAGCCTACGCAGATAACAACGGCACTACGTTTACAGAAGGCGCAAACGACGGCGTTTTAAACGGAACTACGCCAGTGACCGTGGTCGCCGCCCCCGCCGCATCTACCAGAAGAATAATAAACACAATCACTGTCGAAAACAACGACACTGCCGCAGTAACTATAACTGTTGGCTATCTAAATACCGCAAGCACAAGAGTAATTGTTAATGTTACTTTGCAAGTTGGAGACACATGGACAACTGATGGCGCGTACGATAACACTGGAAGTTTAAAACAAACTTCAGGCGGCGGCAGCGGCGCAACAATTACCAACGACACTGCTACGGCTAGCAATATCTACCCCGTATTTGCCAATGCACTTTCTGGCAGTTTTACGACGGCGTACATCAGCAATGCCAAGCTGCTGTACAAGCCGTCTACGGGTGAATTCTTGTCCCAGCAATTTAATGCGGGCAACGGAATTTACGTCAACAGCAAAACCGTTTCAACGAGTTACACTATAGCCACTGGAAATTCAGGCATGTCGGCTGGGCCGATCACCATTGCTAGCGGTCAGACTGTGACGATTGCGTCAGGTTCCCGCTGGGTTGTTTTGTAAAAGGTGCTTCAATGACTGTAACCGCCAAAAATTTAGTTCCAGCCAAAACCGTTGAGGCAACTCAGACAACGCAATATATTGCCAATGGCGTGACCACAATCATCGACAAATTCACAGCGACCAACTACAGTGGCTCGTCAGTCACCATCAGCGTCAACCTAGTCACCGCCACGGGCACCGCCAGCAACGACAACTTGATCGTCAAGCAACGCACCTTGGCCGCATCTGAAACTTACATTTTTCCTGAACTTGTTGGCCAGATATTGCCTTCTGGGGGTTTTATCTCCACAATCGCAGGTACAGCCAGCGCCATCAACATGCGTGTCAGCGGAAGGGAAGTGTCGTGAACGATGTAATAGCATCAAATTTATTGCAAGGTAAAGTCCAAGCGTTGCAAGACGCGTTGATGGCTTTTGAACCTTACCAACCTGAAACTGAACATGTGTTCCACGGCGGTATGTACTGCCGTAAAGTTTTTCGCCCTGCTGGCGTATTGGTGGTTGGTAAAGTCCACAAGAAAGAACATTTCTATTTGATTGTGTCTGGCACGGTAGGAATTACCACAGACGACGGAGTGCAACTTGTAACTGGGCCACATTTGCTGTGCAGTAAACCTGGCACCAAACGCGCTGTGTACGCAGAAACTGATGCGTTGTGCATGACGTTTCACAGAACTGAATCTACGACAGTAGAAGAAGCAGAGGAAGAACTTGTTGAAGATGAGCCCAACAGCATGTACGGCATCGGCAATCAAGTAAAAGTTAAGGAGCTAACATGACTTTTTGGGTCGCAGGAGCTGTAGTAGTCGGCTCAGGTATAAATGCATACTCAGCAAATAAAGCTGCGGGCGAGCAATCGCGTGCAATGGAACGTTCTGCGGAGTTGCAATATAAACAATACCAAGACACCGTAGCTCGACAAAAACCGTTTTACGACGTAGGCGTCAACGCATTGCCTGAATTGGTTGAAGCGTCAAAATATCAACCGTTTACTATGGATAAGTTTCAAGCTGATCCAGGCTACGCGTTTCGCTTGGGCGAAGGCACAAAAGCTTTGGAACGGTCTGCTGCGGCCCGTGGTGGCTTGCTGTCTGGCGGCACTGGCAAAGCGTTGCAACGGTTTGGCCAAGAGTTTGGCTCGCAAGAATACACCAACGCATTCAACCGCTATCAGGCCGAGCGTGAAGCTCGTTTAAGACCTTTACAGTCGTTGACAGGTATGGGTCAAACTACAGGTCAACAAGTTAGCCAAGCGGGGCAAACTATGGCTGCGGGGGTTGGCGACGCTATGGGCAGCGCGGCTGCGGCCAGAGCATCTGGATATGTTGGTACTGGAAACGCTTTGACGAGCGGTTTGAATACATATTTAAACTACCAGCAAGGGCAAAATTATTTAAGCGCAATAAGAGGCGGCGGCAGCGGAAGAACGCCGTTGTATGACTCATCTGGCCGCCCTACATCTTAAATTAAGGATTTAATTATGCCTATTGATCCTAGAATTTCACTTGGTGCTCAGCCAATTCAAGTAGCCGATCCGTTAGCTCGGTATGGTCAAATCTCAGCTATTCAAAACGCGCAGAATCAAAACGCGTTGGCGCAGTATCAGTTAAGTACGGCAAAGCGTGAAGAACAAACGGTCAACGCGCTTAACGAAGCGTATGCAAAATCTTACGATCCTGCTACAGGAAAGATAAATCGCAACCTTCTACGCGAAACTTTGGCTAGAGGTGGCTTTGGCTCTAAATTACCTGGGCTTGAAAAAACGCTGACTGAGCTAGACAAAGAAGCGGCGTTGCTTGAAAAAACACAAGGTGAAGTTAAAGCGCAACCGACAGCATTAGCTAAAAATAAAACTGAATTGCTTGATGCAGCACTAAAACAATCGCGGTCGTTTTTAGATACGCTTAACCCTGCCGACCCAAATGCGCCAGCACAATACATTGCATGGCATGAAGCCAATCACGCAGACCCTGTCATTGGCCCTGCATTAAAAGCGCGAGGCATAACTGTAGATCAATCGCGCGCTCAAATTGAAGCCGCAATTGCTAGAGGCCCACAAGCCTTTGTTGATTTAATCAACGGATCCAAACTCGGCACTGAAAAGTTTATAGAGTTGAACAAGCCAACTACAAGTACTATTGACCAAGGTGGCCAAACGCAGATGTTCCAAACACCTGGGCTTGGCGGCGCTCCTAAGCCAGTTGGCACTTTTGCTGATGTGCCGTTGCCTGCTAATGTGTTTGAGCAAAAGAAACAAATTGCTAAAGCTGGCGCGTCCAACATTACTCAGAGCACCGAGAAAAAATTTGGTGAACAGTTTGCAGGCAAAATGGCGGAAGCTGACATTACCAAAATGGCCACTGCTGAGAAAGCGCCTCAATTGGCAGAAAGCGCCAATCGAATTATTGATTTGGTTAACCAAGGCAATTTATTCACTGGCCCTATTGCGGATGTCAAGTTGAATCTTGCGCGCGCGTTAAATGTGGCCGGTGCAAGCAACGAAGAAAAAATTGCCAACACTGAGTCACTTATTTCCGCTACAGGTAAAAGCACTTTGGACGCAATTCAAAGCGCTAACTTAGGTACAGGGCAAGGCTTCACAGATAAAGACCTTAACTTCTTAAAAGGTATTGCTGGAGGCACAATCCAGCTTACCGCGCAAACGCTCACCGAATTGGCCAGACTTCAACATCAAACGGCTGTTCGTAGCGCGGAATCGTGGAACAAACGCGTTAAGCAACTACCTAAATCGGCAACTGAAGGAACGGGTCTTTCTCTTGAGCCAATTAAAGTACCACCGTTGTCGTCAGCTAAAAGCGCGACGCGTCCAGCAGGCGTCGGAGCTAATTGGACATTTGAAAGTGACGCCGCAGGCAACAAAGCATGGGTCAGTCCAGATCGTAAATCGTTTAAAGAGGTCAACTAATGGGTTTTGATCTTAGCACCGCTGCGCCAGTTGCAACTGGTGGATTTGATCTTAGTACTGCAAAGCCAGCGCCAAGCGGTGGTAGCGGTATTCCGACACAACGACGGTCGTTTTCAGATGTGCCTGGCGAAGCGTTAGCTAACGTAGGCACAAGCGCCGCCAATTTTTACAAAGGTCTAATAACCGCCATTACAAACCCTGTGCAAACAGTGTCGGGTGTGTTAGATGTTGGCGCTGGCGCGTTACAAAATTTGTTGCCTAAAGAGCTTGTTGATTTGGTCAACCAGATTGACAACAAGCCCGAGGCGGCCAAACGTGCTGTTGACGCGGCCAACGCTGTTGGCGGTATGTTCAAAGACCGTTACGGCAGCGTAGACGCGTTGAAAAACACTTTGGCAACTGACCCTGTCGGAGCGGCGGCTGATCTGTCTACGTTGTTTACCGGCGGTGCGGCGGCAACTGCTCGCGTAGCTCCTACAGCAGCCAAAGTACTAGGTACTGCCGCTACATACACCAACCCTTTAGCGCCTGTTACCGCCGCCGCTGGGTACGGTTTAGCGTTGGGCGCAAAGGGTGCCGGTAATGTAGTAGATGCAATTACTGGCCAACGCGCCTCAGCCCGTGCAGGCAACATTGTGCGTAACGCGCTGACCGAAGAAGGCAGAACACCTCAGAACATAGCTGCCGCTCAAAACGCGTTGGTCAACGCGCCCGCAGGCACAACCGTGCGGCAAGCATTGGCCGATGTGACATCACCTCAGATTCAATACCTCGGTGAAACCGTTCAAGCTAAGACCGCACCTGGGGCTGCGTTGTCTGTTCAAGCGGCTCAAGAAGCCGACCGTTTGGCACGTCTGCAAGCGGTTACGCCAGACTTGACAGCCGCAGAAATTGCACGGACAAACGTATCTAAGCCGTTGTATAACGCGGCTACGTTGCCTTTGACACCGATTAACACTGCACCGTTGACGCAGCAAATTGACGATCTTTTAGTTGCAAACCCAGGCAACACCAAACTTGTGTCCGCGCTAAACCAAGTAAAAACTGGCTTAGAAGCTAGCAGTAGTGCACAACAAGTGTCGTCAGTAATAGACGACCTTAAGGAATTGATTGCCAACAAAGACAATAAATTTATTGTCAAAAATTTGGCTAACGTCAAGAAAACAATTGAGCAAGCATTGCCAGGTTATGAACGTGCTCAACAAGCGTTTGCTATTGCCTCACCCCCTGTCAATCAAGCCAAAGTCTTAAACGCCATGACCGACGTGCTTAAACAACCGCTTGGTGTTGGTGAACGCGCAGGCCCGTTTGCAACCGTGTTGGGGCGTGGTGAGTCTGCCTTACTTAAGAAAGCAACGGGTGAGGCGCGGTACGACGATCTAAGCCAAGTGTTGTCGCCGCAACAGATGGGTGTGGTCAAAGGCGTTGAGGCTGAGTTAAAACGCGACGCTGAAGTAGTACGTCAGACTCAAGCTGGCGCAGAAGCCATGAAAATAATTTTGGAAGCCAACCAATCAAAGTTTCGCTTACCAAGTTTTTTAGATGTCAAGGTCACTTTGACAAACCAAATGTTGGACATCTTAAAAGACAGAATGAGCGCAAACGTGTTGAAAGAGCTTGAAAAAGGTTTTAACTCCGCGCAAGACTTTCAAGCATTGCTGAAAAAAGTTCCTGCATCGCAGCGTATTGATGTGCTCAGAGCACTTGGCCAAGCTCAAGATCAAATAAGCCCAACCAAATTGAATATCATCACGCAAACGCAGAACGCGTTGGCTTCCACGCAAGAAAACCAAAACGCTTTGAATGAGCCCTTCAAAGTTGAAATTAGAGGCTTCAATCGTGAATAACAAACTTGAGGTAACCCAATGGCTGGCTTAACCCCCTCCCCCAAACAACAGATTTTCGGATCGGATGGCTTGCCTCTTGTTGGCGGCAAAATCTACACCTATGCGGCTGGCACTTCAACGCCTATCGCCACATACACCGATTACTACGCCACCACGGCCAACACCAACCCGATCATCTTGGACTC